ACGCTACCGCCCAGGTAGATAGCTTGGCAGTGAACAATCTCCTCGAGAGAGTTGGCAATACCCTCAAGAGTGATGTTATGCCCCATACCCGCGAATTCGCCGTCGAGGGTAGCAAGTGCGTGCGCCAGCTTCGCACGCTCGATGAACACCAAGCAATCATCGCCATCGTCAAAGAGGTCGAATTTGGCAAGTCCGATCCTCTTGAGCCAGCCGATGACCATCCCACACATGATGAGACAGTTGCCAAGCGAGGTGTCCATGTCGCCAGACTTCCTTTGCGGCCCAAGGCGATACTTAATGCCCTTGGTAGTCCGGCCCTTGCAAGCTAACTGGAAGTCGCAGAACTTCTGCACCTCCCCCTGTCCGAAAAGCATATGGTAGATACCGTGCATAGCACGTAGCTGGTATCCACGAATGTGCTTGTCGAAGCGGCTTGCGTCCAACATTATCACCACTGGATCATCAAAAGATGCCCACTTGGTGGCGATAACCTTTGCCCTGCCCGATTGTGAGAGTCCTTTGGCAACAAGCGGGGTAGCGCTCACATGCCAGGATTTTCCGGACTTCAACCCGTACATGATCTTCTCGACCGGTTTGGTATATCTACCAAAGGCTATGTTACCGATCGGATCACACGCTTGGATTAGCCTTGGATCCTTGCCAATGAACTTGATCTTCTCCTTCTTGACGAATGCCTTCACGTCAAAATGTCGCCTAGATACGCCATCACGCAACATTCTCTCCCCAGCTCTCTGGTAGATGGCTTTCTTTGATCCGCTATAACAGTTGACAAAGCCTTCAACTGTCAACGGTCTCAAGTAATCACACACCCCCTTGAGCTTGGCCTTGAGTACGGACATGCCTATGGCAAACGTACCCTTGCCTCGTTCCGTGACCGCGCAACCTGGCTCATTGGCGCAAAGGCACCGGCAGACGAGAGCTCTAAGTTCATTGTGTGAGCATGCCCCGTACAACGTGGGGAGCCAACAGCCAGGGTATCTCCTAGCATCGGGCCTCCACAGCCGCCGGATCACGCCACAGCCGCCCTCTGGGCATTGACAGTCCG